AGTGCTTCTTTGTGGATTGGTTTTAATTTTCCTGCAGTTCCTGGTGTTCCACCGCCTTGTGTTGAAGGTGCATCATCTTTAGATTTTCTTCCACCACCAAGTGCTTCACTAAGGTCAAAATCTGCAATTGCTTGAATGGTTCTGTTAAAATCTTTAATCAGAGCATCTACACCATTAAAAAGACTATCGGTAGATTTGTCTGTTGAAGTTTTAAGAGCATCTACATCGAATATTGTTAAAGTATTGTAAATGCTTCCAAGACCTGAGAAAAAACCACCGAAGAAACTTAGTGTGTTATCAAACCAATCCTTCAGAACTCCAGTTGTTTGTTGAACTCTTCCACTTAATTCTTCTACCTTTTCAATAATCAGTGGTAAACTTGTTACCATCCATCCAACTAATACGGTTCCCAAGTAGTCCATCACCCTACCAAGGAATCCTTTTGTACTACTTCCTATAACTTTTCCAGTTCTTCTAAAAATTCCATCTACTTTACCTGCTTCTACAATATCTTCTCTTTCTCTTTTTCTTACTGCTTCTCTTCTTTTTTGAAATAAATCTCTCTTCCTAAGGATTGCATTTTTTCTATCTCTGTTACTTTCATTGAACTCTCTTATGATAACAGAAGACGTATTGTTTGCTGCCCTTAAACTTGCACCAAAAGCATTGATGGATTTTCTAATCTCACCAATACTATCTCCACTTTTGAGTAATGATTCTTTTGCTTTTGACATTAGATTACTACGTTAAAGTGTGAGGTTGCACCATAAAACTTATTGACATCTGGATTAAATGTCAAATATGCTGGAGTGCCAGCAATTGCTCCACCAGAAACTCCTGCTGGTGCTTGTTGTTGACCACCAGAATCTCCACTCTCCATTGGAATTGGAACTACAGTTACTCCTGGTTCTTCTGGTGGAGCAGAAACTCTTTGTGCAATTTCTTTAGATTTTGAAACGCCATCAAACTTCATCATCGAAGGTGGAAGTTTTCCAGTTTTGCCGATATATTTTTCTTCGTCAATATAACCTTTAATTTCACTTGGAGTGAATCCCATATCTGATAATGTAGTATCACCAGGACTTACTTTCTTTGATGGATCACCTTCAATAGAAATCGTTGTTTGTTTTCCATCTCCTTCTACTTGTGGTTCTGTTGTTTGTGCTTCTTTACTACCTTCTTCTACTTGTAAAGATTTTTCTCCATACTTTGCTGGTGTTTCTGGATCAACCACCTGCTCTGATTCTTCCTTCTTCTCTGCAGGTTTCTCCACAGGTTTGCCCATCGCAGTTTCTTGTGGTTCAACCATGGACAACTCTGTAGTTGCAGGATCTATCTTTGTAGTCTTGCCTTCAGCACCCAATGGGTTAGATAAATCAATTTCACCTTCACCTATATCAAAAGTAAATTTGGTATCACCCATCATGGTTTCCATGGGTTCTGCCATGCTGGGTCCACCCTTACCAAGATTCTCTGGGTTGAACATGGAGTTCCCTCCAAAGAAGTCCATCCCCTTTTCAAATAAATCTTGGAAGACGTTCTTACTTGGTTCTTGACCTGGTGGAGTTGCTGGGTCTATTTGTGGTTCACCACCACCCTCTTCTTCTTTTTCTGCCTTCGTTTCTTCTTTTCTTTCTGGGAATGGTGTAAGACCTAGAAAACCACCAGCAGTGTTTGCTGCATCTTGTGCTGCATTTGTTACAACGCTAGTAATTTGACCAACTAGATCACTAAAAACTCCTGTTGTTGCTAATTCTTTAATCTTAGTTGCAAGTCTTTGAAGACTATTGGATACATTATTAATAGTATCTGCTATTGTACCAACAATGCCACTAATGACATTAAAAGTGTCGATACTAAATTCTTTTATCTGATTGAATTTTGTCCTAACCTCATCTCCATATTTTTGGAGTAGTTGAATGCTAGCAGTTAGTAACCAACCACCAAGTAATGTTAGGAAGAAATTGCCCAATCTACCTAAAGTAAATTGTGCTTTGGATGTAATTTTTTCTGCAGGTGCTAATGCTGATGCCTGTATTTTCTTTTCAATTACGCTTTCTTTTCCTTCGCGTAATTTTTGTTGTGCTAATCTATTTTCTAATTCTTGTTCGGTTTGTTCTCTTTGTGCTAGAAGATTTTGTTGTTGGCGTAAACTGCCACCAATGACTTGTAAGGAACCAGTCAAGGATTGCATCTGAGCAGTCAATCCTTGTATCTGATTAGCAACAACTCCTAACTGTAAGGAGTTTCTTGTAATTAAATTGGTTGTTACAGGGTCTGGTTGTGAAACGGCTCCAGGAGCAACCGCTCTGCCAGTGTAAGCAGCTGCTGATATTCTGGGTCTTCTACCAAACGGTGTGCTAACCATTCTGTTGTGCCTTTAAGTTTTCTTCTTCAATATACTGTTGGAGGAAAGCAAGATAAATTTCTTTCTCCCACGGTATCATGTTCTCTAGCTCTGTCAAGCTATATTTATGGTGTTGCATCAAAGAAAAATTGATTCGAAAGTATGACTCAAGGTCAGTGTGAGCCATACTCACGCGAAAAAACTTGCTAATCCCTCCAGAACAACTTCACTTTCAACATCAGTATTTGGATTTAATACTGAAATCTTATGAGAGAGTTTAGGCATAGTACCAAAGAAGTTTTCAATCTCTTTGAACTGCTTTGAACTTAATTGCTCAACAAACTCTTTCAATTCTTTTTTACTGCAATCTTTTGCAGACCAAGATTCTTCTTCATTGTATACTTGCTCAATACATGAAGTAATCATATCAAATGTGTCATCAACACTGATATCAGAGACAGCAAAATTATTTTTAATAAACTCTTCCATAGAAGGATATCTCATTCTCAACGTGAGAGCATCATCAAGTTTAATATCTCTCGAATGTTCCTCATCAAACTGAACTTGAATTTCATCAAGAGCAATCGTAAGTGGAACTTTAGTTACACCATCATCGGGGCAAGTGACAAGAACTTCTACTTCTTCACCAACAGACTTACCACGAATATTGAGAAACAAATACTCAATGTCAAAGGTAGAAAGTTCTTCTACTTTGACTCCACGGGTGATGATGCAATTCTTGATAACATCTTTAACTGCATTTGCAATGGACCTTGTGTCCTCGCTCTCCATTGCAACAATCAAAACTTTTTCTTCTTTGACTAGAAATGGTCTATACTTGATATTTTTTCCAGTCGAAGGAATAACCAACTCATAGGTTGGCGTAGAAATTTTTGGTAAAGGCATTACAATCCTTACAATTCAGTAAAAATATTTAGATCAGTTTATGAAACGGTTCCCTACAAATCCTGCTGCAATTTCTCTATCGGAAAGAACTGAAGAATCCTTACCAAAGTAATCAGCATTCAAATTTATACCAAGATCGTTGTTGCTGTTCACTCTAGCATTCTTATAGGAATTTCCTTTGTTTACACCAGCATTTCCATAAATGACATTTGATGCTGCATTATTTAAAGGATTATTTGCAAGTTCACCAGCAGTTGTTTCTAGAGTTTTGTTATTATCATTTCTGAAAAATTCATTCAAAGATCTTGACTGACCAGAAACATACCTATCGTAATGGAAAGAGGCAGTTGCTTTTAAAATTGTAGACCCCTCATAAGATACTGGAACGGCATTCAATGATAGTGGGAATAATCCAAAAAATCTGTATTCGATATATCTCTTGTAATCTTTTTCGAACTTTACAATTCTAGTTTCATCACACTTATATTCATCTGGATATCTCATTCTGAAATAGTATCCATCTCTTAAAGAACTAACTCCATCAAAAGTTGTAGAACCAGATGACATAAATTCCATCCAGTGCTCAATAAACTTCAATGACCTATATCCAGTATCGACATAGAAGTCAAGGTCCATCTGAACAAATGTTCTTGTGTGTGCCATCTTCTCAGTGACACCCATATAGTTACCAACTACATCAGTTGTAGCAAATCCGCTACCAGGAAGAGATGCTCTGCAACATAACAAAGAAATATTATCAGTTATAAATCTAGGATCAATCCCTCTCAAACGCAAATACTCTTTCAGTCCTACACCAAATCCACCAAATTCAACAGCAAAGTGAGAACTTAGAGCAACATTAGATAATACTGGTTTTATTTGCGATATCTTTTTTGGAAATGGTCTAGGCACTCTAAATATCTTATAAGTGATTGTTTAGTTATTTAGATGTCATATAAGGGAAAATACAAACCTTCATATCCCCAAAAATATAAGGGTGACCCAACCAATATCATCTATCGTTCCTTATGGGAGCGCAAATTCATGGTGTATTGTGACACTAATGAAAATGTTTTAGAATGGCAGTCAGAAGAGTTCTGTATTCCATATCGCTCTCCTATTGATAATAAAGTCCATCGCTATTTCCCCGACTTTTTTATTAAGTATAAGGATGCGAGTGGTAGAATCAAGTCATCTTTGATTGAAGTGAAACCACTACGACAGTGTTCTCCACCACCAAAACCCAAGAGACAGACTAAAAAGTATCTTGGTGAGGCATATGAGTATGCCAAAAATCAAGCAAAGTGGGCAGCAGCAAAAGAATACTGTAAAGATAGAATGTGGGAATTTAAGGTGATGACCGAAAAAGAACTTGGCATTAAGTGATGGCAAAAAGACCTACAGATACTGATACTAATCGCAATAGAATTCGTGGAATCAGTGATAGTATCATTGGTATCAAGGATCCAGATGATATCATGCTTGAACTGCTTGAAGTATTAACGGAGTCTCCTGCACAAGGGGTGCAAGCAGGTAAAATTTATGTGTTCGTTTATAATGCCAAAACACCTCAACTAAGATATGACCAGAATCCTTTTGTGGAAGTTGATGCAGTTCTTCCGTGGGGATTCCGTGGATATAACTTTCATTGGAACGAAATACGCCAATATACTTGGAATGAAGTTGCTGGAGGGTTGTATGAAGTGTATCCTTCGGAAGTAAAAGACCTATATATGATTCCTTTTGCTAATTTCAAGCTAAATATCTAAAAAGATCCATAATGGCGATAAGACCTTCTGGTAGAGAAGAAATGATTGCGGCTAACCGTGCCCGTGCCAGGGGCAATCAGAATCGGGTGTCGCCAAGTAAAGTTGCAAATAAAACTCCAGAACAAGCAGCCGACGCACAGAATACTAAGACAAATACCAATGATGGTCCAACTGCTTTTAGATATCCACTGAAAGCATTGGATGAGCATACTGATATGCTTCTGATTAGAATCTTTTCTTACAAAGGAGATCCTAATGATGCATTTGGTATTGAAGATTTTCTAAAAGATGGAAAAATAAATCCTATACCAACTACAACTTCAAAATTTAATGATGCAAAGTCTGCCAAATTTATGAAAGATGCCAGATATATCTGGTTACCTATTCCACAGCAAGTTACAGACTCGTTATCAGTTGGATATGCTGAAGATACTTTGAATCCATTGCAGGCTGCTGGATTATCATTGACAAAAAGTGCAATGGACCTTCCAAACAAAGATGCAAGAGATGCTGCTTTGAAGACAATTCAAACTGATGCAATGGATGCCATTACAAATGCAGCAAATGGAAGAACTCTAGATTTAATGAAAACTGCATTGAGTGCAACAGCAATCAATCAGTTCGGTGCAAACGTCAACCCAACATCACTGGTTACCAGAGCATCAGGTCAAATCCTTCAATCAAACCTTGAACTTCTCTTCAGTAATGTAACTCTGAGAAGTTTTCCATTCACCTTTGATTTTACACCAAGAGATGATAGAGAAGCACAAGAAGTGAAGGCAATCATCAGAACGATGAAGAGAGCAATGGTTCCAAAGAGAGGTGATGGTGTTTTTATTAACTCGCCTGATTTGTTCCAATTTGAATATGTCACTGGTGGAGAAAGAGAGCATCCATTCTTAAATAAATTTAAAGTTGGTGTTCTTACTGATTTGTCTGTAAACTACACTGCTTCTGGAACATATGCAACATACTATGATAGAACACCAGTTCATATCAGATTATCATGCACCTTGAAAGAAATCAATCCAGTTTACGCAGAAGATTATGATGATATTGGAATTGGTCCTAACTACGGAGTCGGTTACTGATGTCTTACTTTAGAGAACTACCAGATTTATTATATCCATCAAACTTGCTACATAAGAACTCTTCTAGAGATTATGTGGCAATCAAGA